CAGGTGGCCGAGCACGTGCAATCGTATTATTCTGATTATTAATAGTGTGGTTAACTGCCATTGGAGCATGTGTCACCACTGCAGGTTGTACAGGGGGCGGAGCCATATTTGCAGCTGAACGACGCAGAGCCGCTGTGTTAGCGTCAACACGCGCTGTACTAGCTGGTGCAATAGGTCTTGCGGCTGGGCTTGCTGGTTGCTGTGATTGATTAGGCGCCACTGCACGTAGTACTGCAGGAACATATGCACGCGACTCAGCAGGCATATACGATAGCCAGTCGCCACCCTGACGTCCAGCTCTTTGTATTGCTGAGTCGACACGGCCAGGGCCACCGTTATAAGCTGCGAGTGTTTTTCGAATGTCTCCATTATACTTACGGAAGAGAGCTGTTAAGTAGTCACGCCCGACACGTTCACGCTCAGCGTGACTATTATCTCTAGCTGGTCTAACACCGTATCCGGGATCACGATTCGTTGCATCCATAACTTGCATTCGACCCCGGGCACCCTTCGGAGAAACTGCATTAGTGTTACCTCTACTCTCAACGTGTATAACTGCGTTGATAAGCTCCGGAGTAAGTCCTTGAATACCAGCTGCTTGAACTGCATTCGCTCCTTGTTGTCGTGCACGGCCTGCGGCTGCTTGTCCGGGGTTTAATCCAGCTGAAGGAGCCGCTGGCCCGCTGATATGTTGAGCTGAAGGAGCTGCCGCTCCGGCGGCGACACTAGGGCGAGCTGAAGGTGCATCTCGATTAAATATATCCGGTATAGATACACCTGTAAGATTTTTAACAACGAATGCGCAGATATCAAAGAATGTTTTTGCTAGCATCTCTCCGAGGTTTGCCATACTCTTTACAGGGTCGAACTTATCAACCATTCCCCCGATCGTCTTATCCCACCACTTCCCAAGATTAAAATCTCTCAGAGTTTCAGCAAGTTTCTGGAATCCTAATAGCTCAAGAATACCTGTCGCGGCTCCTTTTAGAAGTTGTAATATCATTTTAGGTATTTCGAGTAAGCCTTTTAGAATACCTTGCATAGCGCCATCAAGGCCGCCCGCGAGCTTCTTCCAAATAGGTCCGTCAGTACTTCCCCACCCTTTAAAGAACCCCATGACGCCGTCTATAACTGCCATTATAACAGTTGTCACGATTGCGAATCTTCCGATAATTCGACCAAATCCTTTGATGATGCCGCCTAATGGTCCGAGCGCTTTTCCGAGCCCTGCTCCGATTTTTGCGAACGAGGAGCCTAATCTATCAAGCCCTGGTATCCTTGGCATCTTAGGTAGTTTAATTCCCTTAAACATACCAGTTATCATACCCATCAGCTTACCAAATTGAAGAGCAATGGCAGGCCCCAACAAAGCAAGTCCTCGAGTAAAGAATCCTTTGAACTTACCTATGAATCCACGTGCGAGAGTCATTAGCATAGACAAAATACCACTCTTACTTGTTGGGGTACCTTCTAACAGACTCTCATTAGTCTCGGTCCCCATTCTTTCAGCCTTCTCGTGTGATTTATCTCCACGCATTTGTGCCTTATAGAGTGAAACAAGCTCCGAGGTATTTCCTGTTGTTTGAGCTTGTTCAGCATTTACACTACTTGTAGTTCTATTCAAAGATTCTACAGACCTACGTATATTGCGCAGCTCATCCGTCATTCCTGCCATAGTGGATTGCATAGCAGCTACGATAATTTTAAGACCGGACGTACCTTCATTTGCATTGTTTGTAGATGGATTTGTACCGTTGCCGTCAAATCTATTATCAGAGAACCCTCCCGCATTAGGGTCTTTGATATAGTCATAGTTCCCCTTAAAGTCAAGTATTTTATTACCGAGTGGTGATGCTGATAGCAGATTGAATGCCATTTGCTTTGGAGTAAACTGACGAGCTTTCCATGATATTGTATCAAGTGCTGGTTGCATAAATGTTCGGAACAACGCTTTAGCCGCAACATTTTTAACCTTCGGAGTTCCACCGGGGTTTGTTACATCTTCGTATCTATCGAAAGACATGCGGGGGAATTTAGGTGCGTCGTTCAGCATCTGCTTGTTCTTCCTTCTTCTCTTCCAAATAATTAACTAATAGACTCGTATAGATATCACGCTCAAACGGGTAGAGATTCTCAATATCTCTGATATTTAGAGGGTGGTCATAATTAATATTTGTTAGTTCAAGTGTAGAACTGTAGTGGCCTAATAACGTTATATAGTTTAGGCTAACTGAAAAAAATCAGATAACCCATTGAGTTCGATAGTACGAACCGTCCCCTTACTATTTGTATAATTTACAGTATACGACAACCTCGGCACTTTTTCAAAGTATGCACTCAGTCGCTTTGTCGCTGTTTTGTCAAATGAATCAAAGAACTCTTCAATCTCTTCTTCAGCCGCGTCATCAAACTTGTAAATTTTATCTTTATCGAATACATGCTTCATTAATTGCGGCAGAACCTTATAGATGCGTAGAGGGTCATTTATTCCATCTAGGTCATTATTCAATAGCATGTCGATAGTAATGTCTTTCATTTCAACCCCAACTGTATCGTTTAACATAACGACGCTATCAGGAATATCTATTGCATTAACCATCTCTTCTAGTATTGTAGGAAGGTCTAGTTTTATCCCATACATTCTTTCATCTTCTTCATCCTTGAATGAAAGTTCCAGTTCATTAGATACAGATACTATTCGTAGATGTACCAATAGAAACTCAAGATCAAATGTGTGTAGGACTTCAATGTCAAAAGTTTTTGTGAGTACGCAGTTATTAACTACCTGCTTCACTGCACGGACCATATCCTCAGTGTCTTCTGATTTTAACGCAATTAGAAGAATCTTTTCCTCTTTAATTGTATAGGGACGATACATAATCTTTTGTTTTGCTATCGGAAGAAATGTATTAAAGGTTGCTGTGTCAATTTTAGGTAACATAATTTACTCCTAGTTAAATAACGACGCGGGCTCGAAGCTTAGGTCGACTGGTCGTGGAATTGGGTTAGTGAATATTCCGTTCGTGGCGCGGAATAATATATCGGTTCGATCCAGAGAGGTATCAGCGGATGTGACAGGTACAAAGTAACTAGCGAATCTCTGGTTGAGATCATTTGCGAGCATAGCACTTGGTTCTAACTGCCTGGAGTTTCTAAGAGCGGAACGAGCTGTTTGACTTTGACTTTCAAGATCAGCATATTGAATCTCTTCAAGTGTCAAATATGCTGTAATATGTCGGACATATGAAAATGATACAGTAATTCTAATTAACCCATTGCGGGTATTATTATTAAGTAACACTTCTGACATTCTAATTGGAAACGCCTCCAGGAATGTATTACTAACAGCTTTACGGCCTTTAGCCTCGTGATTATATACAACTATAGTTCTCGCATAAGTACTTTGGTAGTTTACAAAGAACGGCATACCTTCTGCACCAGGCTGCGCCTCGTGTGTTTCATCGTTATAGTATACAATGTTGTTAAACCACTCTGTTATAGCTTTATGTGTAGCTCCTTGGCCGTCCACTATAAATTCAAGCGTAAGCGGTGTGAAGACCACTCCCCAGACTGCTCTGTGTGTTGGTCCATACCCGAAACGTTGAATAGTGTCGTCTGTACCTAATGTAAGTCCTGGCATTTGAGCAGAATCACATAGAATTGAGAGCGTCTTTGTAGTGTTTATATTGCCGCCCCCTCCTCTATCTGTTATTGATATTGTAAAGAGGTTCGGGTTAAGTAGTCCGTTGCGGTCTTCAATTTCTTTAATGAACGTTGATATAGAAAATGGGTTTCGCTGAGTGGTAACAACAACGTCTGATAGTTCTTCTGGAGCTGTTACGTCTGTCATCTTTTAAACCTAATTGCGTTTTTAGAGTCAGTCCAGACCTTCGTAACTGGTGCTTTCTGGAATCTTTCTGTAGGTAGCATTAATGCGATATCCCATTCAATTGGAGCGACCGAGACGAAACGAGATCTAACGTGGTTCTTGAGATACTTCTTAAATGCAGGTCTAAAGAACCTAAACCTTGCTGTATTTTTTAGAATCTGATAAGTTAGCCGCAACTTTGTTGATTCATCATATCGAGTATTATTAATGAGAGTATATAATGCATCCATTAACTTAGCTCTATGCGACGGCGGGAGATAATGGAGATTGATTCCTGTGAAATATGGACCCTGTACATCGATTACAAATACTAGCGGAAAGATATCGTAGTAGGGCATTTTGTCTTTTGTCTTCGGATCGTAATAAAACATATACATCCGACCAGGAACAACTGCTGAACGAAACCGACGATGATCTGATTTCATCAACTCCGTTTCTTCTACTGATACTACACCTTTAGCTTTATTACGGAACCAATTACGAGCCTCTGCAGTTCGTGCAGCGAGCATACCAGACCGTAGCCCACGTTCAAGC